CTCCTATGGAGTTCGATTGGTGACGTAATCACTAGCTTGCAACTGAATTGCACCTGACCCTTTGCGAGGGACGCCATCAGGACAGCAATGCGCCTGTCAAGCGCATGTGTGTGATGCGGTATGACAAACCGCTGTCAGCTGAATTCGGCTGATCACCGCAGCTGGCAACATCCGATCCGCTTAGGAGGTGTTTCATGGTACTCCATGCGAGGGCTGGGATCGATGATCTCGGTATCTACCTCAGCAGAGGCAACGAACGTAAAGTTGCTAATGCACTCGCCGCTCTTAGCAGAGCCGTTGAGGCCGTCGCCGTTGATTATTCAATGGAACAAGCTTTAGGGGATCTGTCAGAAGGGCTCATTCCGGAAAGGGACAATCGGAGTGTCACCGACCCTGAATGGGTGGAGAAAGGGATTGCCGGATACGGCTGCCCAATTCATCCAACCAATGATTCTGGAACCACGTCTACCTTCACCGTCTCTGGTCACGGAGAGTGCAGTTGCCGACAACCAAATCGAAAGCAACGTTCCGTATCACGAGAGCCCACCAACAGTCAAGTTTCTACCGCCGCAGGACCTCGAGGACGACGAGGTGGTGGTGACGACGAGCAAGGGAACTCGTCGAGTCAAAGTCGGACAGGACATGTCGGGGTTGGACATGTACTTAATGACCCTCGCCAACTTGACAGGCGAATTGCATTGGCCAATGGAGCTCTACACAGTCAGAGCCGATCCTCATTTGGTTCACGACCCTACGAAACCGACGCCTACAAAGACGCCATTCGTTCGGTCTATGACAGTGCAGGTTCTAAAACGAGAGGGAGACTCCCTCTTTCAGTCGTTGAAGTGGTGGAGAGTCACATCTTACCTGCTTCTTACGCTGGGGCTCCTCTTTTCGCTCGCAATGAGCTGGTCCTGGATGCCGGGACACGACTTGCTTCACGTATTATTGACGAGGGCCGGGGGTTTGATCCCTATGTGTTTGGCCGTCGTGTTCAGCCTGGTGCTGCTGGTCCAAAGACTCGCTTGGTTTGGATGGCGCCGCTTCCTACGACTATTGTGGGGACGCGTTACAGCAAACGAGTCATGGAAGCGCTTTCTCGCCGCAGACCGTTTGTTTGGGGTCTTCGGGGGCATGAACAAGGAGCAATCATCAGCGAAATCGAGTCGAGGTTCCGGTACGTCTATTCGTTAGACTTTTCGAAATTCGACTCAACAATTCCTGCTCGGATGATCGACGACGCTTTCCGTGTGGCGCGGACGCATTTAGATCTTGACGAAAAGGAAATGGGCGTGTGGAGAAGGTACGTCAACGATTTCATCCATTCGCGTATTATTGCACCAGATGGTCACGTGTACCAAAAACATCGTGGAGTTCCGAGCGGTAGTGCTTTTACTAGCATCATCGATTCGATCGTTAACTTGATCCTCGCCTCCTATATGTTTAGGAAGATAACGGGCCACTCTTTGAGTCACGACCGCGTTCTTGTGATGGGTGACGACATCATTGTGGGTTCAAACACACGAATTGACCTTGGTCAACTCGCATCCGCGGCTAGTGATCTGGGCTTTGTCTTGAGCGTTGAGAAATCAACGATCACAGACACGTCGCGCGAGTCTAGGTCGTTCGATGACAATCGAACGCATTTCCTAGGACACTGGTGGGTTCACAGTCAGCCCCACCGTCCCACGAAGGAACTTCTTCAAAGGATGGTATACCCTGAAAGACACAAAAAGCGTGTCCCTGGTGAGCACCTCGTTCGAATAGCTGCTTATGCAATGACATGCCGTGAGGGTAGGGAACTCCTCGGTGCAGTGTATCGACATCAAGACGTAATTCAAAGTTACATGCGTCTGGCCGATGCTCTACAGAATTCTGGATGGAACGAAGACGATGACGTCTCTGATGTTGACCTTCCAGGTCAATTAAGACAGCGGCGCCGGGTTGAAGGTCGGGCACTCGAACTTCCTACTTCTAAAGTTCTAGGTGGGATATTCGGGCCCTGGACCTGAAAACCC